GGCTTTAAGTTCATCACAATTGGCGACCGCGACGAAGGCGGCCTGCCAAAGCCATCAACCCGCACCTGCTTTGCATTCCATAAAGATGCAGTCGGTATGGGCATTGGCATGAACCAAAAGACTGAAATCAACTATGTCGCTGAAAAAACGAGCTTTTTGGTAGCTTCAATGTTCTCTGCTGGTGCAGTAGCCATTGACGCCGAAGGTATCGTTGCCATCAGCGCAACTGAATAGAAGGAGTTTAGACAATGGCTTTCTCTTCAGCAGGTTGGAACGTGATCGGTGCAGCTAAAAAAGGCAACGCACCATCAATGTACACTTACACATCAGCAGACGCGATTGCGACTGTGAACACAGCGGGATATTTCAATGATCTGTCAGACACTCTGGCAGTCGGCGACATCATCTTCGTTCACGACAGCGCGACACCAACACTGTCAATTGTGATGGTGGCGTCAAACGCTTCTGGTGTGGTCGACGTGACCGATGGCACAGCCATCAGCATGACCGACACAGACTAATAATAGTGGGGCGGCGCAAGCCGCCCCATTTCCCCATTTTGGAGTGGCGTAATGGCGCAGGGCGATACCAAACTATCTATATGTTCCGAGGCTCTGATCATGCTGGGCGCTGCCCCGCTTTCATCGTTTGCGACTGGCACCGATGAAGCACAAATCGCTGACCGTCTTTATGACGACGTGCGCGACACCCTCTTAATGCAATATGCTTATTCTTGGTCAGTCAAAAAAGTCAGGCTTGCGCAGCTTGCCGGTACGCCGATCAACGAATGGAAATACACTTACGCTTTGCCCGGCGACATCCTTGGAAACCCAAAGGCTGTATTTAACACAGGCGCAATTGGTGCGCTGCCGGTGCGTGACTTTGAGGTTTACAGCCTAGGTCTTTACACAAATTACGAAGATGTCTGGATTGATTACCAGTTTCGCCCAGAGCCAGCTATTTTCCCGCCATACTTTGTGCGGCTGCTAAAGATGGCGCTCGCGGCAGAATTTGCCGAGCCTATCACTGATCAGATTACCAAGGCTGATTATTACCACACGAAGGCATATGGTGCGCCAGCAGAAAATATGCGCGGCGGTCTGGTGCGCGTTGCCATTAACATTGACGGCGCTGACCGACCAGCACAGCAAATACAAGAGTTCCCGATTTCAGACATAAGGTACTAACATGAGCCGCATCATTCAGATACAGAATGATTTTACGGCTGGTGAGCTTGATCCAAAGCTGCGGGCGCGTACTGATATCAGCCAATATAAATCTGGCCTATCAACAGCCAGAAATGTCAGCATCCAGCCGCAAGGCGGCGCAAAGCGTCGTGACGGCACAAAGTTTGTTGCCGAGCTAGACAGCGGCGCGGCTGATGCAGTGCGGATGGTGTCGTTTGAGTTCAGCGTCTCCGACAGTTATATGCTGGTATTTACGCCCGGCAAAATGTATGTGTTCAAAAACGGCGCACAAATCACAAACATCAATGGCAGCGGCAATGACTATTTGACGATTGCCAGCCTGACTAGCGCAATCTTGCCGCAAATGAACTGGGTGCAATCCGCTGACACTGTGATTGTCGTGCATGAGGATTTGGAGCCAGTCAGGATTTTGCGCGGTGCAACAGACAGCGATTGGACGGCCAGCACAATCACGTTTAGCTTTGTGCCTAAATATGCCTTTGATATCGACACGCACATCCCGGCTTACAATATTACACCGAGCGCAACATCAGGAAACATAACGCTAACCGCGTCTGCCGTCACGACTGACACCGGCACAGCGCAGGCTGGTGGCGCTAATACAATTACGCTAAAAGCGGCCACTAGCTACACAACAGACGATGCGCCTAATGGTATGTTTATTCAGATAACAGGTGGCACCGGCTCTGGTCAGGTGCGGCACGTTGAGGATTACGTTGCGGCGACCAAGGTGCTGACAGTGTTCCCGGCTTGGACGACCCAGCCCGATGCGACTAGCCAATATAATGTTCACGCTTTTGGCACAGCTATGGTTGATGAGTTTGTCGTGGCTTTGAATGGTTTTGGCCGTGCGCGTATTACTCAGTATGTCAGCGCCACCGAGGTTAAGGCTTACGTTGAAATACCATTCTTTGACACCAGCACAATCAATGCCGGAGATTTTGAGACAGAACACGGTTACGAGGATGTGTGGTCATCGACACGCGGCTGGCCGCGCAGCGTCACATTTCACGAAGGTCGCTTATATTTTGGCGGCAGCAAGCAGCGTCCATCAACTATCTGGGGTTCGCGGGTTTCTGACTTTTTCAACTTTGATAAGGGCGAGAGCCTCGATGATGCGGCTGTTGAGGCGACGCTGGACACTGGCACATTTAACGCCATTGTTGATATTTACTCTGGCCGTCACTTGCAGATATTTACAACCGGCGCTGAGTTTTATGTGCCGCAAACGCTAGACACGCCGATCACACCAACAAATCTGATCGTCAAACAACAGACTGCATTTGGCGCAAAGGCCGGGCTGCGGTTGCAGAACGTGGACGGCTCAACGCTGTTTATTCAGCGTCAGGGCAAGGCAATCCAAGAGTTTATCTTTAGTGACGCGGTGCAGGCTTACACGTCGTCAAAGATATCCTTGCTCTCATCGCATTTGTTAAAGACACCAGAAGAAATGGCGGTGCGCGTCGCAACGTCAACCGATGAAGGCGACCGCCTGATGCTGGTAAATGGCGACGACGGCAGCATTGCCTGCTATACATTGCTACGCAGCCAGAACGTCATTGCGCCGTCAGAGTGGACAACCGATGGCGAGTTTATAAATATCGGCGTTGACGTTGATGATATTTACACTGTTGTAAAGCGAACTATTGTGCCTTACGCCACGGCCACAATTACTGTGACTGACGCAACAAACATAGCTAATGGCGAAACTGTTGTCCTAACCGACAACGCCGGTACGTCAACAACATTTACTGCGGTAACTGCCGCGCCAGCAAACGCGCTAGAGTTTCAAGTTGGCGGCGCACTGACTAATGATCAAGTTGCAGACAATTTGGCAGCGGCCATCAATTCGGTTGCTGGGTACTACGCGCCAAACCCCGCTGCTAATGTTGTCAGTATTACGCGCACAACCGCTGGCGGCAGCAATTTAACAATTACATCAAGTGACGCGGTGAGGCTAACCGACGTTGATTTTGTAATTGGCGCGACTGATAGATACTACGTTGAGGTGTTTGATACAGACGCATTGCTGGATTGCTCTGTTGTTGGCGGCGCGGCATCGTCTGTTAACATGAGCCACCTAGAGGGTGAAACTGTTAAGATAATCCGCGACGGCATCATTGAGCCTGACCAAACTGTAGGGATTAGCCCATTCACAGTGACATTTGCCACAGCGGCCTCTACAAGCCATCAGGTTGGCCTTAACTTCACGCCAGAGGTAAAGACACTGCCAGTTGAGCCAAACCTGCCCAGCGGCTCCCTAAAGGGCTTTAAGAAGCGTATCTTTGAGGTAAACGCCGAATTGTTTGAGACGCAATCGCTGACGATTGATGGCAAGCTGATACCGTTTCGGCAGTTCGGCACAGGCGTATTTGGCAGTGCCGTGCCGGAGTACACAGGCATCAAGACATTGCACGGCATTTTAGGGTATACTTACGATGGGCAAATAACAATCGGCCAAGAGGTTCCACTAAAGATGACCCTGCTTGGTATTGATTACAAAATTAGTGTAGGGCAATAAGATGAGCGGATTATTTGCAGGGCCAGCCGCAAAAAAAGAAGCAGAGGCTTTAGTCAACCAAGCTGCTTTTACTAGAGTGCAGGCTAGGTCAGAGGTTCTTAAATACAAGCAGCAAGCCGTCGCTGTGATGGATAACATTCTGGCAACACAGGCAACCATCAACGCCCGCGCTGGCGCTGGCGGCATTGAGGCAAGCAGCGGCAGCGCAAGGGCGCTTGCCTTATATGCTCAGAAAAAAGGCGCTACTGAAATCTACAGCAGCCGCGATGGACAGATTATTGCGTTTGGAACTGGTGAGGCGCAAGCAATGCAATATGGTCTGCAAGCACAGGCCGGATTAAAACGCGCACAGGCCGAGGCTTTTGGCGCTGTATTGGATATCGGCTTTAAAGTCGCAACTTTAGGATAGGGCAAAATGGCAGAGCTACCCAGATATCGCCCATTAGGGGTTGCAATACCAACCGTGCCAAACGTCGACTTTGTGTCGGCTGGTCGTGCGCAGGGCGACGTTTATCGCAGCATTGGCAAAAGCGTCGATGTTATGGTTGATTATGTTTACAAAAGACAAGTCGCACAAACCAAGCGCGAGGCGGCAAAGTACGCATTTGAGAACCCGGTAACGGCACAACAAATCCAAGACGCAATTTCGCAGGGTCGTGACATTGAAGAAATTGTTGGCGATCCAGATACGATATTTGGCGCGGTGACGACTGCGACTGCCGCCCAGCAGCTTACGACTGAGCTTGAAATTAGAGCCAACAAAAAAATAGCAGAATATAACGCTGCAATTAAGAGCGGCGGCTTATACAGCAATGAGCAAATAACTGAAATGCGCCGTGATTTAACGTCAATGATTGACGCTCACAGCGAACTTATTGCTGGGGTCGATCCAGCCCAAGCCCTAAAATACAACGCTGCGGCAAATACAAGTGCATCAACCGTTTACAAGTCTGCTCTTGAAGCGCAAATGTCTATCAATAAAGCGGTTAAGATTGCTGCCGCTGATGAGTTTATGGAGACGCTACCAGAGCGAGCAAAAGACATTTTAACAAAAAAAGACGCTGACCTTGAGAGCCGTCTTGGTGAGTTGACTGTTTTGGCGCGATCAGCCAATGACGTTGTTATCAGCACAGGCGATCTTGTTTATGCCAAGGCTCAATCTTCAGCAATTCAGAAAGTGATTACAGATGTTCAAGTTGGTGTCTTGACTGATCACGTTATCAATTTGCCGCAAGACAAAAGGCTCCGCGCTTTGCGTAGTGGCGATATGGGTGATTTGACGCCATTGTATAATATGTTGGATAGCAAACAGCAGGCTGAGTTTAGGTCAGGTGTGAGAGCAGAACTAGCTGCGCGGCAAACCACTGACGACCAAATTGAAAAAGATGGTCTGAAAATAAATAAAAAATCAGCAACAGTTCAAGCCTTGGCGTTTGCTGAAGCGCCCGAAGGTTCTCAAGAAGAGAGATTTGCCTTAGATGGTTTGCAGCAAATTGCAATTGACAGCAACGGCGATGCGATTAGCGCACAAGGTATATTGGCTCTAAAGAAAGCCAAAACCGCAGCGGCAGCAGAAGAGACGCCAAACTATGTTGCAGAGTTCCGCATCAAACAAATGATTAACGCAGAGCAAATAACAACATTTGATGAATTGCAAACAGAAGCCGCCGCGCTTGGTGTTGGCCCAAAAGCAACCTTGGGTCTTGTTCCATATTTAGACAGCACAACAAAAGAAACACGCAGAGAGGTTGACCGCGAGGCAAAGGCACACGCAGCAATCGTGCCGGGTATGCTTAATGTTTCAAAGAAAAAAGCCGAGCGCCACAATCGCTTTGTCAATGCGGTAGAGAACAGGTTTGCTGACGCTATGGATGCGTGGGAAGAAAACCCAGATCGGCGCTTGCAGGACAAACCTGTGATAGCAAAAATAGCAAAAGAGTACCGCAAGGAATTGTTGCAAAGCGAACATCAAAAAAAGATTGACACAACTGTTGCTGGGCTGGCGAGCAAATATCCAAACTTAGATATTACAGAAAATTCAGAATATGATTATTTTGCCACTAATAGAGTTGCGCTTGGATTGTCCACTGATGATTTAAAAAACATAAAACGAAAGTTAGGATTTATAGAGCAACAGGCTTTGCTTAGAGACGAGATAAGATAATGGATGAATTTGAAGAAATGCACGATCATCAAGGAGCCGCATTAGCGTTCCTTCAGACATTCTCGCCGCAAGACCTTGCGCAGCCTGCGCCTGCTGAACCATTGTTTGTGCCGTCAGAAACAGATGCGCCTGCGCCGTCAAAGCCAAAATACACTGAAGATCAATTGAAGCTGATGCCTGAGTGGATTGAAACATCAAAGAAGATGTTTGAGGTTATGAATGATGGGCAGCGGTTCATTGGGTCTGACAAGCAGGCCGCATCATATGGCCTTGATCTTATGTCTGAGTTTAACTGGAATATGGCTGGCCCCGCTGGCATCCCCGGCGAAAGCGGTATCAGCGTTCCCGGCTTTGGTGTGCAAGTTTACAATCTCATGTCAGAGAGCGCCGGGCCAGACGCGGCTAATGGCTTTTTAAATATGCTGGACATATACGCCGACACCAAAACAGAAGGCGCGACAATCAAACGCGCCTTTCGTGGTTTGGCGGCTGACCCGCTAACATACGCAACGCCGGTTGGCAGCTTGTATTCACTTGGCGCAAAAGCTATGGCGCGTAAAACAGCAACGACCGGCCTGCGTAATATGTTGATGTCGACAGCAAAGGCTGCTGGCTTTGTCGGTGAAAAAGCTATGACTGCGCCGGGCAAGACAGGTATGGCTGCTGGCGCGGGCTATGGTATGGGCTTTGAAGGTGGCCTGATGGGCGTTGAGACAGCCGCCGGTGATCAGCCTACCTTGGCCGAGGCAGCAACTCGCTTGGCCGTTTCTGGCACTGTTGGGTCTGCTGTCGGTGGTACGCTTAGTAAGGCTTTTGTCGGTGGCGCAACTGAAGCTGCGCCGGCTATTGCGCGTGGCATTGATCAGGCCGGACAAGCCGCTGAGGCGCGTATGGCAGAGCGTGGGCCTATTACTGATCGTGTTATGTCTGGCGCTGATCCTATGGAAGTGATTGATCCGGCTTTGGCTGCGGCTGGTAAGTTGGTTAGGCAAAAGCCAGAAGAGACGCAAGCAGCAAAAGCGGCCGCGCCATCAATTGGTGATTTAGAGGCCGCGACAATTGCTAGTAAAGCGGCAAATACAGAGCAGGCAACGGCAGTGGCAGCAGAAGCTGAAAGGGTTATAAATCGTTTCCCAGAAAGCGACGGTTGGGTGAAACCACAAGTTATGACTGAAAGTGCAACGCCGCCATTTGAGGTAAAGAAAGACGGCTCTATTGATGTTAATTTTAAGAAAATTCCATATGCTTATCACATACCGCCAGAAGGCGTAACTCCAGATCAGCATAAAACGACACTTGTTGGTAAAATGATTGATGACGTGCAGGCACTGGTTAATAGAGCAAAGTCAGGTGACAAAGCAGCAAAAGCAATCTTAAAAGAAGCCACTTGGTATCGCACTATGCGTACAAGGTTGCGCCAAGAATATGGCGGTCTTGGTGACGTTTTTGCTGATCTTTTAGGAGCTACATCTGCAAACACTGGCGTTCAGATGAACTATGAAAATGCGCTTATTATATTACGAAAATTTTCTCGTGGTGATTACGATGATGCTATTAAATTGTATCAAGACCGTCTTGATGCTGGGTTGAGTGTATCTAGCAAAGACATTACAAAACTGCACAAAGACCCAGAAAACCCATTCCACCTTATTGTCAAGGATAATGACAAATTATTTGGCGCAAACAGCCCCGCTGCCACTGCGGCGCTGCTCGATATGTTTAGGCAAGTAAAAGCCGGGAAAGCGCCAAAGACAATTAATTTTACTGGTAATTTAATTGGATATGGTTTTGACGCAACTATTGATGTTTGGGCGGCCAGATACCTTAGAGATGCGGCTGGTTTACCGCGCATTCCAACTGTGGCAGAGCAAGGCGTCACAGGAACACACGGCACAAAAAGCACATTAGAAGCCCCAGTTGTTGGTGGTGAATTTGGTTTTGGTCAGCAGGTGTTTGCTGATGCGCGTGATGCAATTAATCAATCCGGGATCATTAAAAGCTACGATAAAAAGTTGGGCGATCTTGGCGCAGACGATTTACAAGCTGTTATTTGGTTTGCTGAAAAAGAAAAATGGACGAATAAAGGTTGGACATCAAAAGCTGGCGAGGGTGGGTCGTTTGACTATGAGGCCGGGCTGGCTGGCTCTTCTAACCCAGAACGTGTAAAAGAATTGCGCTCTATCATTGGGTCAATAAACACAACGCCAAAAGACAGAAAAGCGGCCAGAGATGAATTAAAAACACTGGCTGGCTCTGCTGAAAGATACAGCGCCGGGGTGTCAATGGAGCGTCCGGGGCAGGTGCCTACTAACGTGCAACAGGCGCAATTAGCTGAAGAGATTACGGCACCACTAAAAGCAGATGACACTGTGCTTGGTTATCAGGCGAACAATAGCCTTGGCGAATTTGCCGGGGAAACTGAACGCGCATTAAATTATGAGATTGTTGCGCGTAGCAATTTTAACCCGGAGCCAGCAACAAAAGCCCTTGTTGAGGCTGGGCGCAAATACGATCAGGACGCTGTGTTTATGTCGAAAGTGGTTAAAGCCGGTACGCCAAACGCACGGCCCGGCATCGAGGTTTATTTTGTTAAAAAACAAGATGAGGCGTTTACTCAAAAAATTACAGAGATATTGCGTAAATATGGAATTGATGGCTTTACGTTTGTAACCGATAATAGGGTTGCAGATAAACCAGCGGCTCAAATAGAAACTGGCGCAAAAACCGCTGGCCTTACTGGTGTAAGGATGCAATATGTTCCTGAGTTTGATGATGCGTTTGATGCAACAAACGCAGATCAAATTTACAAACAAAAAGCAAAACAGTATCGTAGAGCAATGCGTGACATATTAAAGCTACAGGATATTAGTTATGCGGATGTTACTTACTATGATACAAAGGTTTACAAAAACACCGATAGACCCGGTGCAGAATGGATAAACGGAGGCATTAGTTATGATGAGTACCTTGCAGGAAATTCTTGAGGAAGAATTAGCAGATGGAGCTGGTGAGGATGACCCGGTTGTGCAGCAATTACGGCGGCAGATTGCGGCTGAAGAAACCGGAAAAACGTCAGAGGAATTATATATCACAGGTTCTGTGAAAAAAGGATAAACAATGGCGATACCTAAAGACATGAACGAGCAGCCATCCATCTTGGATGAGCAGCCAACGACTACGCAGCCTGTGCCAGAGGAAGAGCTTGTTCAAGTCGCAGGGGTAACGTCAGCAATTTCGCGCAAAGCAACCAAGGGCATCCTTGAGCCGCTAACGGCCAAGGGTGCGCGTGTTTCGCCGGAAAGCAAAATAACAAGAACCCCAACGCTAAAGGAAAGCATTATTGATGCGCCGTTTGAGCCGTCATTTGAAATACCAAAAGCAGAGGTTCCACAGCCACAGCCAGTAAAGCCCGCGCCTGTTGATCAGGCCGAGGTCGACGCACGGCTTGCAGCTAGAGAGCAAGAGCTAGGCGCAGCGCGTGAGGTGCCTTCACCATCTAAGGCACAAAAAGCCGCTGGTCTTGTTAAAGGGCCAGTGAATACGCGCTTCTATGACAATGACGGCTTGGCGGCTACAGTGCAAGCAGCGGCCAAAGCTGCTGATGCTGGCGAGGTTGCCGCGTCAAAGCCAATGACAATCAAAGAAATTTATGATCGCGCAGAAAACGCTGGCATTCCGAAAGAGAATTTGGACTTGGTGTTTTCTGGTCAGGACATTAGCAGCAGCGTTGGGGGCAATGAACTTGCGCAGCGTATGGCTGGCCTGATGGTTTTGCACGACGTTAGCGCAGGCAAGGTTGATGATCTAATGCGTATGGCCGGGCGCGGCGAATTAGATGACGTTGGGAAACTGGAATTGCGTGAGGCTATGGCGCAGCACAATATGATCCTCGATCAGCTATCAGGCGCAAAGACTGACGTTGCTAGAGCAATGAACGTGTTTAAGGGTGCGCGTGATCGCGGCGACAGCTTAAGCATTAAAGAGGTTCGTGATGCGCTTGACAATCTTGGCGGCGACGATCAATTGCGGATGTTGGCAGAAACATACAACAACACCAACAGCCCGGCAGCCAGAAACGCTTTGTTAAAAAACAGCGTCAGCCGCAAGTCTTATGAGGCTATTGTCTATATGGCTCAATCGGTCATGCTGAATGACCCGGCGACCCATATGTATAACGCCGCCGGTAACGCGCTGAATTTATTTATGGACGTTCCTGAGCGGGCCTTGTCTGTGCCGATTGGTATGTTGCGCCAGCGCCTCGCAAAAACATTTGGGTATAAGACAGACCCAGATCGTTATTATGGGGCTGACCTTTATGCGCGGGTGTCAGGTTTTAGAAATGGCATAATTGATGGTTGGTCTATGATGGGCGCAAAACTGTTAGAGGGTGGTGCCGCCAAAGACGCACCGACAGACCCGCTGACGACAAAGTTTTGGGCTGGCGCAAATTACAAAATACCGTTTACAAAACAAATACGCGAGTTTCCTGATTTAACAGACAACGTGCTTGGCAAAGTCCTCAACAGTATGGGTCTGGTTTACTCTGTGCCGTTTCGCGCACTGGGCGCTGCCGATGAGTTTTTTGCTGGCACGGCGCAACGTATGCAATTGCACGAAGAGGCTGCCCGGCTAGGCGGCAGAATTTACGACACAACATTACAAGAGATGATTGACGCAGGGGCAGAGCCAAAGACAGCCGCGGCGCAGGCTATGTCAATTGCACAACGTGCTGTGCAAAAATTGCTGACAGAGCGCCCGGCAGATATTGAGATGAGCATCAATGCGTGGCGCAAACAAGTCACGCTGCAAGATGATTTAAACAGAGAGGCACCATTCTCAGTCATTTATTCTGGCGCATCAAAGCTGATGAACAAATGGTGGATAAAACCATTGGTGCCGTTCTCAAAGACGCTAACAAATATTGCGATTGAAAGCAGCGCAAGGGCTGGCCCACTTGCGTTTGTGTCGCCGCGCTTTTATAGCGAAGTGCAAAAAGGTGGCAGAGGCAAAGACCTTGCTATCAGCCGATTAACTCTTGGCGGCAGTATGCTTTACGCTGGCTATATTATGGCTGGTGAAGGCACCACAACAGGCGCAGGCCCTGCTGACACAGACCAGCGACGGGCTTTGCAGTCACGCGGCTGGCAGCCATTCTCTTTTGTTATTGGCAAGGATCAAATTACATCTCAGAACGTGCAGCAATTGCGTGAAATTCTTGGCGCTGAAAACGTGACAGAAGGCACAGGCCAAGACTTTGAAGGCAATATCTATATTTCTATGAAGCGCCTTGAGCCTGCAAATATGCCGCTGCTTTTGGGCGCTGCATATGCTGACGCTATGCGCTATCAGGAATATGACGAAGATGGGTCATATGGGCAAGCTGTGTTTGATGCAAGTGTTGCTGCGCTGGCTGAATATTCCACATCAATACCGGCGATGCAAACCTTTGCAAAAATAATGCGGATTGCCAACCAACGTCAGACTGATGGCGGCGATAGGGTTGTTGCTGGGATTAACCAAATTGCGCAACAATATGGCAGCTTCCTTATTTCTGGAACGCCTGTCCTTGGATTTACAAACAGCACACTAACGTCACGCATTGAACGTGCAATAGACCCGGCTGTTAGCAATGTTGGCGTCGGCGAGGATTTCCCTGATGCCCTTGTTGGTTTGGGTGAGGCTTACAACAGGTGGCGCTCACGCATTCCAGTATATTCAAAGGATGTGCCTATCAAGCTAGATGATTATGGTGACCCTATTGGCATGACAAATGCGCCAGCTTGGCAGCCATTGTCTATGACGTTTGGTGAACACGATGAAACCAAAGAGTTTCTCGACGCAATCCATCACGCAATCCCACCGGCACAAAGAAAATTTGACGGCATCAAAATACCGCCAGAGATTGAGGCTCGGTATAAGACCCTTTACGCAAAAGAGATTGTCATTGATGGCATGACGATGAAAGAAAACATCAACGCCACAATGAATGAAATGATGGATGATGCTGAGTTTTCTGGCACAGAGTTAGCTATTGGCGATATGCGTTCAATGGTTAATAACATTGTGGGACAATATCGCAAGATTGCGCAGATCAGAATGTTTGGCGCTAGGTCTGAAAATGAAGCTGACCCTCGCCTGTTTGAATATGCTCTGGTTCCAGAAGATTTGTCAGAGTATGGTCTGTTTGGCTCAGAAATTGAGTTTCCAGAATTTGCGGAAAAGCTGGCAAAGCAAAAAAACAAGCGCCGTTTTCCAAAATTAACAGCGCCAGATAACGCAGAAAAACCGTCCTTATCAGGGATGATAAAATGATGTATAATCTCAGCAATCATATGAGGCACCAAAATGGCTGATTACAATATTAACGCAATTACACGCCGCGTCGTGTTCACCGGGTCAGCCGGGCTTGGGCCGTATGCGTTTTCGTTTGAGATTTTAGATCAGGACGATTTGGCCGTTTACTTTAACGCGACCAGCCTGACGATCACCACAGATTACACTGTGACGATCAACGCCAACGGCACTGGCAGCGTCAACATTGTCACTGGCAGCAGCGTACCGTCAACGCCGACAGCCTCAGATCAGATTGTCATTGTTGGGGCGCGTGACATTGAGCGCGTCACAGACTTTGTGACAGCCGGTGACTTGCTGGCGTCGAGCCTCAACGAGCAGCTTGACGCGCTGACAATCTTCGATCAGCAAGTGGCAGAGGAAAACAAGCGCGGCCTACGCGCCCCGGTCTATGACCCTGCACTGGTTGAGGATGGCGGCGTCGTTGACATGACCCTGCCAGCCAAGGCTGACCGGGCGCTAAAGTTTCTAGCGTTTGACAGCAACGGCAACCCAATCGCCACAACTACGGCTGGCGATTTCAGAGGCAATTGGGCGGCGGGCGTTGACTATGCGGCTGGTGACTTGGTGGTTGATACAACTAATCAAGACATTTACCGCGTTAATACCATACACACATCAAGCGGTTCGCTGCCATTAAGCACAAACATAAACAGCGCAAACTATGATTTGTTTGTAAATATTTCGGCGGCGCAGACTGCGTTGATTGAGAGCGTGGCGGCTGATACTGCCACAGCATTGGCAATAGCACTAGGATAGTAAAATGGCTAACACCTTCAAACTCAAGACTAATGGGGCTATGCCAGCCAGTGCTGGTACGCCTGACACGCTTTATACAGTTCCGGCTGCGACAACCACGGTTATCATTGGCCTGACACTGGCAAACATCGACACAACATCAGTTACAGCCACAGTGCAAATTGTGTCTACAACCGTTGATGTTGAAACCAACGAGACAGTCAGCGTTATCAAAGACGTTCCTATCTTAGCTGGCGCATCATTAGAGTTAATGAGCGGCAACAAATACATCTTGCAGACTGGCGACATTGTTAAGATTGACTGTGGCACATCTGCTAAGATTGACGCGACATTGAGTATTATGGAGATAACCTGATGCAGTATATTGGCAGGGATATTGTCTTAAATACTCTCAATGTTAGGGAGCCTTTGACACTTGACGGCAATGTGCCAATTTATCAGAACGCACAAAGCGTAAACGCTGATTATACAATTTCAGACAACACAAACGCTATGTCGGCAGGGCCAATCACTATAGCCAGCGGCGTGACTGTGACAGTCGGCACAGGCGAAACTTGGACGGTGGTGTGATATGAGTACAGTAAAAGTAGACACCTTAGTAGCCAGCGATGGCACAAGTCCTGTCACGCTGACTAAGCAGAGTGCGGCGAAGGCTTGGGTTTCAAACGAAGGGGGCAGCACTAATGAAGATTCGTTTGGAATATCAAGCACTACAGACGCTGCTACAGGAAATTTTAGGTTCGGTGTTACAAGCACCTTTTCTGTTCGCCCTACTCAAACATCAAATGTTTTTACAACTTCTCTTAACAGATTGGCAACTGTAAATTTTTCCCAACACACAACAAGTCAAATGGCTGTACTAACGCACAGCCCAAGTGCGTTAGAAGATGTTAGAAATATGAACGCAGCACACGGAGACCTAGCATGAGTGAGATAAAAGTAGACACCCTCACTGGCAAAACCTCCGCTGGTGACATCACAGTGACCTCTGAAGGTGGTGCGGCGACTATGCAGTTGCAGCAGGGGCTGGCGAAGGTTTGGGCAAACACCAGTGCATCTGCAATTACTGACAGCTTAAATACGTCTTCATTTACAGATAACAGCACCGGCAATCACGCAGTCGGGATTTTCAGTGCGATGGGAAACACAACTTATGGCATTACGGGATTTGCAAGGGCAGATGGTTCCGATACAGGTTATGCTTACACTTTAACTGCAAATATTGCCGATACTAAGACGACATCCGCATTTCAATTTTCTAGCCGTTATCAAGGCGGTGGTGGTGGAAGCATTTACGATTCCACTGAAAATGGCTTTAATTTGCACGGAGACTTAGCATAAAATGGCTGGAAAAATTATAGCAGATACGCTGGAACACAGCACCGCAGGTAGCCTATCAACAGAATACGTTGTGAATGGTAGTGCGAAGGTGTGGTGTAATAATGACCAGAACTCAACGCACGACATTGCTGACAGTTTCAACATTGCCAGTGTCACTGATGCGGGAACAGGGCGGAGTGATTACGCATACAGTAACGCTATGTCAAGCTCTGCACACGCACCTCAATCAAGTGGTTATGATAGTGTGGGATTTTTTGCACACGCATTATACAACGTTGCAACGACAGGACACACTGTCGGTGTGAATGGTGTTGACTTAGAGGGTGTTTACACCACAACACACGGAGACCTCGCCTGATGACCCAGACACCAGATTTCAAAGGCACACACCTATTTGACCGCCTATGCTGGGCAAAAGAAAACCTAGAGGGTGTGCAGTCAGACTATCGGGTTGTCTATGAGGACAGCGTTGATGAGTGCGCTAAAATCCTCGTTGCAGACCCAAACTGGATGGCCTGTGCGCTTGCCGGAAACATCCTCCCTCCGGTGTGGGTCTACTGGGAACTGGCAAAGGACGAGGCGCAGCCTGACTTTAAGAAGCACACCAGAGGTTACTTGCTGCATGAGACTGAACCAATGCCAGCTATGACTGAAGAAGAAGCAATCGAATACCTAATTCAGAAGGACATCCCACAGCACGTCTGGCAGAATTGGGATACCGGCAACAAGCCGAAGATGGTAATATGCCGCAAGGAACAATTACCGCAGACTAGAGAATGGCGCAATTCTTGGCGCATATCTGATGAACTAAACTTAGCCGCTTAGGAGATTATAATGGCTGTTACAACTTACATCGTAGATAAGGACGGTAATCAGATTGACGCTTCAACTGCAACCGTTCCGGCTAACCGTGACTTTCGCGGTGCTTGGGTATTGTCAGGCAACGTGATTAGCGAGGACTTGACCAAGGCAAAGGAAATCTTTGCTGACAAAATCCGTGAAGCCCGCGCACCTTTGCTTGAGGCATTGGACACAGACTATATGAAAGCACTAGAAACAAGCGCAGACACCACAGCAATCGTAGCAACAAAGCAAATCTTGCGTGACGCACCGACTGCCGGTAACAGCGCAACAACCATTGCTGAGTTAAAGGCTGCTTGGCCTGCTGCTTGTGGTGACAGCCCTTACGCATAGGTGACCTATGACCGAAGAAACCAAAACAACTGCGGATATGGCGGCTGGCGGTATTACGATAGGCGCGTTCTTTGAGGCGTTGCCTGAGATTACTGCGCTGGTCGCGTTGGGTTGGTGGCTTCTTCGTATCTGGGAGACCGAGACCGTCAAGCGGTTGACTGGTCGACAGGACGATGTTTAAGGCTATTGTATTGGCCTGCTCTTTAAGCGCTCCACAAAATTGCATTGAGCTACATGACTTTCGCGGCCCTTGGCCTAGCTATGAGGCTTGCGTTGAGCGAGTGCATGAGATGGCACAGGACATTGGCGAACTGCCCGGCGACCTAATCGCCAAATCTTACAAGTGCCTGCCGCTCAGGAAAGGAATGCTGTCCTAATGGAGCCTATTACCACAGCGATAGCGGCAGTAACCGCCGCCTCAAATGCCATAGCCTTTATCAAGGCGCGGGTTAATGATGTGCAATCTGTGGCTGATCTTGGCGAGCAGATCGGCACACTATTCTCGGCGCAAAAGAAACTGAACGAGGAACGAAACAAGCAGGCCGGGGTTGGCGACGTTAGCTTTAAGGGAAGCATCGACGCGGTGCTTGAGGCAAAGCGGCTCAACGAAGAGATGCAGCAAATCGCAACGATGATCAATATGCGCTGGCCTAAACCAGCGGATCAGCCGTCGACGTGGCAAGAGATTATCAACCACCACAATCAGGCTTTGCGCGAGCAGAAAGAGGCTCGCCTTGCAGCGGCCAAGGCTGCGGCCATCGCGCACGATGAGGCCATTGAAAACGTAAAAATAGGTCTGGCTATTTTCTTGTTGGTGCTAGTTGTGGTAGGTTTGTTTGTAACAATAATGGTGTCAACGGCGAAAGCTATCGGCCTTACATGAGCGAAACAACAACCGGGCTGATTGGCGAATACATCGCCGCTGCCGCAATATT